GCGTGGCAAAGAAAAGAAGGTAAATCTGAATCTGGTGGATTAAATAGAAAAGGTATTGCATCTTATAGAGCTGCAAATCCAGGTTCTAAATTATCAATGGCAGTTACTACTAAACCAAGTAAATTAAAAAAAGGATCTAAATCAGCTAACAGAAGAAAATCGTTCTGCGCGCGTATGAGCGGAATGAAAAAAAGATTAACCTCTGCAAAAACTGCAAGAGATCCGAATTCAAGAATTAATAAATCTCTACGTAAGTGGAATTGTTAATATAACTAACAAAAGGATAAGAGAATGGAAACAGTAGACGTAGCAAGTAAATTACAACGCTTCATGAAAGCACAGTTGGCTAATTTAACAACTGTCATTACTTCAGGCGGGGTTGACAATATGGAAGAATACAAGTATATACTTGGACAAATTCGTACATACGAATTTTTATTACAGGAAATCTCTAACCTGCTAAACAAAAAGGAGCTAAATGCAGATGCCGGAAACGTTATTAAACTCGACTGATGTTCAGTCCAAAGAAATACCAAAGACTGTTCTAGGTCTTGAAGAAAAATATCAAGAAGAAAATAAAAAAGTTGAAGATAAAACTATAAGAGCAGAAAACATTTCTGAATCTTTAGTTGATAGTCTACCTGAACCATCTGGTTGGAGATTATTAGTATTACCATTTACACCTAAAGATAAAACTAAAGGTGGAATTATTATTGCACAAGAATCATTAGATAAATTAAGAATAGCTACAAATTGTGGTTATGTTCTTAAAATTGGACCGTTAGCATATCATGACAAAGAAAGATATCCGACTGGTCCATGGTGTAAAAAAGGAGATTGGGTTATCTTTGCTCGTTATGCGGGTTCAAGATTACCAATAGAAGGTGGAGAAGTGCGACTACTAAACGATGACGAAGTACTTGGGACTATTAAAAATCCTGAAGATGTTCTTCATCATATTTAAACATAGGAGGCACTATGCCAATGGAAGAAAAAAGACTAAAAAATGATCCATTAGTTGATGTCGGCGAAAAAGAAGGCGCTGAAATCGAATTGGATAACAACGAACAAACGAAAGTCGTTGCTGAAGAGAAAAAAGAAGAAAAAATAGAAGTACAACAAGAGGAAGAAAAACCTGTTGTTGAAACAAAGGTTGAAAAACAAGTATCTCAAAAAGATGAGTTAGAAGAGTATAGTGAAGGCGTTAAAAAACGTATTGCTAAATTAACTCATAAAATGAGAGAAGCTGAAAGACAAAGAGAAGAAGCTATTAATTTTGCTAATTCTATTAAAAAGGAAAAAGATCAAATTGAATCTAGATTATCAAGAACAGATCAAAGATATGTATCTGAATTTGAAACTAGAATTAGTTCTAGTTTAGCTAATGCTAAAATAGCACTTAAAACAGCAATTGATTCTCAAGATGTAGAAGGACAAGTTAATGCTCAACAACAAATAGCTGAACTTACTTTAGAAAATGCGAGATTAAAAAATATCAAAGCAGTTCAAGAAGAAAATACAGCTAGAGAAAAAGAAGTTAAGATCACACCCCAACAAACTACTCAAAATGCGCAAGTGGATCCGAGAGCGGAAGAATGGGCATCTAGAAATAGCTGGTTTGGTCAAGACTCTGCAATGACTTATACTGCATTTGATATGCATAAGAAGCTTGTAGAAGAAGAAGGTATAGATCCAAAAAGTGACGAATACTATGATGAAATTGACAAGAGAATAAGACTTGAATTTCCCCATAAATTTGCTACAAAGGAAACTATAACTACGGAAAGAGCAAAACCTGCTCAAACTGTAGCATCAGCTAATCGTCCAGCTCAAACAGGACGCAAAAAAACTGTAAAGCTCACACCTTCACAGGTAGCAATTGCTAAAAGATTAGGTGTGCCACTTGAAGAATATGCGAAACATTTAACCACGAAGGAGGTATAGGCATATGGTAAACGAAAAAAATACAATCAAAACTTCCCGTGCGAGCGAAACTAGGACTAAAACAGATAGACCTAAAGTTTGGACTCCACCGTCATCTTTAGATGCACCAACTGCGCCGGACGGCTTTAGACACAGATGGATAAGAGCTGAAAGCTTGGGATTCGATGATACGAAAAACATAGCTGGAAGATTAAGATCAGGTTACGAGTTAGTGAGAGCTGACGAATATCCAGATCATAGTTATCCCTCAATTAAGGACGGCAAATACGCAGGGGTCATTGGAGTAGGCGGCCTAGTGCTGGCTAGGATACCTGAAGAGATCGCAAAATCTCGTGAAGAGTACTACGCAAAGAGAACTCAAGAACGAGAAGACGCTATTGCAAACGATCCTATGAAGGAACAGCATCCAAGTATGCCGATCAGCAGTGATAGGCAAACTCGTGTAACTTTTGGTGGTACAAAGAAGGACTAATTATTTAGTAATTCCTATCCAACAAAGTAAATAAAAACTTAAACAAGGATAAAAATATGGCAAACTCAACAACAGCTTTCGGTCTACGACCGCTAGGCAAAGTTAGTGGGAATCCAGCAAACGGCGGAAATGACGCTTTCAGAATAGCAGATAATGCTTCGACTTCTGTATATCAAGGCGATCTAGTAGGCTTAACTGCTGGTAATATTGTTCCAGTTACTTCATCTGCTACTTCTACAATTTTAGGAGTATTCAATGGATGTTTAATTGAACAAGACCCATCTACTAAAAAACCAAAATGGTCAAATTTCTATACACAGACTAATATCACACAAGGTATTATCGCTGCGTATGTATATGATGACCCAGATCAAGTTTACTTGGTTAAATCAACTGGGACAGCTGCTGGTAATACTGCGCTAGGAACAGGCAACACAGGTTACGGAATCGTACACGCTGCAGGAAATACGAATAATGGTATTTCTGGCGTTTACCTTGACCTTGGAGCTTCTACTACTGCACAGTTAAAAATCATGTCAGTATCTCCGTTCATTGGTAACGAAGAAAACGTAACAAATGAAGACTTTGTTGTAAAAATCAAAGAATCTTCATCAATTCTATAAGGAGAAAATAAACTATGGCTATATCACGATCACAACTAGTTAAAGAACTAGAACCAGGTTTAAACGCTCTGTTTGGACTTGAATATAAAAGATATGAGAACCAGCATGAAGAAATATTTGATAAAGAAACTTCTGATCGAGCATTCGAAGAAGAAGTAATGTTATCAGGTTTTGGTAATGCTGCGGTAAAAGCTGAAGGTACTGGCGTGTCGTATGACCAAGCGCAAGAAACTTTCACAGCTAGATACACTCACGCTACAATAGCTCTTGCATTCGCGATCACTGAAGAAGCGATCGAGGACAATTTGTATGATAGACTAGCGTCTAGATATACAAAAGCTTTAGCAAGATCTATGGCAAACACTAAACAAGTAACTGCTGCAAACGTTCTAAACAACGGTTTCACAGCTGCTTATGTTGGTGGTGATGGATCTACTTTGTTCTCAACAACGCATGCTACTATTGCTGGTTCATTCAGCAATACATTAGCTACGCAAGCTGACTTAAACGAAACTTCATTAGAACAAGCATTGATTGATATCGCTGCTTTGACTGATGAAAGAGGTTTAAAAATTGCTGCACAAGGAACTAAATTAATTATTCCTTCTGCTAACCAATTTACAGCTGCTAGATTAATGGAATCTGCAGGCAGAGTTGGAACAGCTGATAACGATATCAACGCAATTAAGAACAAAGGAATGATTCCACAAGGTTACGTGGTTAACAATTTCTTAACTGATCCTGATGCGTTCTATATCAAGACAGATGTACCTAATGGTATGAAGTATTTTGAAAGATCTCCGATTAGAACTTCTATGGAGGGAGATTTCGAAACTGGAAACGTAAGATACAAAGCTAGAGAAAGATACAGCTTCGGTTGGTCTGATCCTAGAGGTATTTACGGTTCTCAAGGAGCTTAAACACTTTATTTTACAGGGCGGGCTTGACTCGCCCTGTAAATTATTATAAAGACATCTGTGAGAAGATGACCTACCTAATAAAAGTATTTACAAACGGCATTAAAATCCAATTTACATTGGAATCTGAACCTATAAATTCTACCGAATCTTTACATCAGAAAGTACTTGACTTTCTGGGAAAAATGAGTAAAGAGCAACTAGAGAAATCAATTAGTCTTAAACAGATTAGTAATTTCTCTTATATAACCTATGAGGAGGTTGAGCGTGACATCATTGTCCCAATCACTTCTGGCCAAGAAAATAGACTTGGAGTCACAGTGGAACAAGTCTTATCTTGAACAGGGAAAACTAACTACTGATATGCAGTGGTTGGAAGTAGAGTTGAAGGAAGTCAAAAGACAAATTCTTCAACAGGATCTTGAAGTAGCTAAACAAGAAAATAACCTTGTTTTAAGCGAAGAAGAAGATCCAGCATTTATAGCTAGCTAAACTAGTTATATAATTGGAATAAAAGTGAGAGAAACTTAAGCCACCCCTTGCTCTTTCTGAAAAATTAAGCTATATTTCAATCACTATACATTAACATCTGATGTAGACGCGTATAGTCGACATTGCCTAATGACTGCATTGGATTAATAGGAGGATAATAAGATGACTACAAAAAGTACATTTCAAGGATACGTAAGAACTTACGGCGGACAAGATAGAAATTCTGGTGTTACACCAGGAACTCTAGTTGCTTCTGAAGTTATTACTTTCTTGAGTTCAACGGCAACTGCAACTGCAGTGTCTGTTGGAGCAACAGTAAACGCTAACGCTCCATTCGTGTTACCACAAGGAGCTATACCAACTAATTTTATAGTTTTAACAGCAGCAGGTACAAGTGCGACTGCAACTATTAATCTTGGTTCAGCGGCTAACGTTACTAGCATTGCACAAAATTTACTTGTTGGAACTAAAGGCGCAGCATTAATGACTGGATCTTCAGTTGTTGCTACTGGTCTACCAGCTAACACTACAGTTTTTGCAAACGTTGGATCTACAAATGGTACAGGAAACGTTACAGGTGTATTCGTATATACATTTGCTGACCA